GCCATCAGAACATGGTTAGCAGTTGCAGCAGGTCGGCGATGTTGATGATTCCGTTGCGGTCGATGTCACCGGCCAAGTCGTAGTGCCCGGCCATTCCGGCCAGCACGTAGCCGAGCAGTTGGATGGGGGAAAGTACCGTCATGGTTCAGCAGGAAACCAGCCTTCCGCGATCATAAACGCCTCGTCCCTGACCGTGACCGTGCTTGGCACGATGTGCCGAAACGGGAACGACTTGCTGCTAAATATCACCTGCATCAGCGTCATGCGCTCCGCGTCGGTAATCTCCGGGAACAACGACACCAGCCGCTCCAACGTGACCAGCGGATGCACCGGAATGACGTAGTCCAAATCCACCTGCAACGCTGCCCTGCCGTCCGTCGGGTGGTGGATGACCCCGAACACCGTGCCGTCGGCTTGGTCGGGGCTTTGGAACTGCAAAGGCAGCGTGATGCAGTAGAGTTCGCGCGTGATGAACTGCGCTCGCTGCGGGCTGCTTAAAATCCCTTCGGGGCGGACGATGATGTAGGATGCCATTAGTAGACGTTGAAATAGTCGTTGAGGGCGGATTCAATGGCGGCGCGGTTGGCGGATTGGTCGGAGTTATACAAAATAAAAGCCTGAAAAGTACCCTCGAATGAACTTGGATTGGCATTAATGTACCGGCCGACAATTAATTTATCTGCAAAAGCTGTAACCGTTGTGGTGCTTACACTGCAAATCTCTGACCCTTGAAAAAAAAGCTTTGATGTAGAGTTGCTTATTTGGCACGTGAAAATTGCTTGCGTTCCTTTTATAGAACTAAAGCTTCCCATAAATGTATTTGAAGCTGATTGACGCAAGTAGTAGTCGTGGCCCGCGTTTAATTGGGCTATTGCCGGTGATTGGTCGCCGTCAATGGCGTTGCTTTCAGCGAAATATCCATTGCCATCTGTACCCGCCTGCACCCTATTTACAATGTAAATGTGATTAGTGGCAGAGGTTTGATTCAATTCATTTGTAGTAATTAATTCACTGCCTGCAAAAGTTGTAGCTGGCAATAGATTGTCTTTTACCACGCCCGTGCTGCTATCGTAGATTTTTGGCTGACTTGCGGTCGTCGTTTGGATGAGGTCGTTGCCATTTCCGCTTTGGTCATACCACGTGCGGATGAACCCATTTGTCCCCGTGCAAAAAGTAGTCAGCGCGCTGGTGTCAAGGTCTTGGCCGTCAAATCCAATGTCCTGCTCGGTATTGTCGGACGCCCGCCGCACCCGAATTGCGCTGCCCGTGTAACTTGGATTTAGCCATGCAGTTGCATACGCCAAACCAACGCCCGACGTATAGCCGTCCAAGATGCCAGTCACGGCAGGCGCTTCCTCCCAACTAATCGCCAGCGTGAACGGCGGTTTGCCGTAGGTCTGGCCGTCCAAATACTCCTGCCACTTGGTCGCGGTCGAAGCGTAGGTCGTGTCATCGGCGAAGGTGTGCAGCAGCGTCCATGTGTCCACGTCGGTGGCTTCGAACGCTTCGTCCTTGTACCAGATTTTCCGCACGATTTTATTGCCAGCCGACGGGGTGTTGCTTTGGATGTTGAAACTTTCCCCGTTGCCCTCAGCGGTCACGGTGAAGTAGCGTTCGACGGTCAGCGATGCGGTGTTGGCAAGCGCCCGGTTGGTTGCCGCCTGCGTCGCGTAACGCTGCCCGAAGGTGTTGCTGCCCTTCACTAAGCCTGACCCGGTGACGGTGGTTCCGGTGATGTTCTCGACCGCAAGCGTGTTGGTCGATGCGGTGTATCTGAACGCGTCCTCGAACGTCAAATTTCCGGCGTTGTCCTGATAGAACACATTGCCAAGGAAGCCGCCCGGGGGCGGTGACCCGGGCACGTAGCCGACCGAGCCCGGCGCCCACGTGCTGCCGTTCCACACGAGGCCCTGACCGGGGTTGGGCGTGGTCGATGCGACATTGGAAAGGTCGGCCAATCGGTAGGCCGGGGTGTACGTGCGAACGAAGATGCGCCCGGTGTTCGCGTGCTGCCGCGTCACTACGCCAATGGCGATGCGGTGATTGGGCGCAGCCGGTGGCGTTGAGGTCAACTGACCTGCGGTGGTGGAACAGTACAGCACCGTGCCGACAGGGTGGGCGAGGGTGTTCAGGCCGTAGATAGTGCCGTAACTGCGGACGTGGCCGGGGGTGCGGAATGCCATCGTTTCGCTGGCGATCCCGACTACAGATTTGGGGTCGTTGGCGCTGCTGGCGCTGAACGGCACAACCTGCGGACGGTCGCCCTGCACGACGCCGTTGAACGCGACCACCGTGCCAAGGGCGATGCCTCCGGCGTAGTTGTTGGTGACGGGGAAATCGACCTTGGCCGGGCCGCCGTTAATCCACGAGGTGGATGCCTCGTCGTACACCAACCCTTCGCGGTCGAGGGGTTCGTCAAGCGCCACGTCGGTGAGGTCGGCGAGGGCGGATGCCGCATCGCCTGCAACCCATTGCGAGGTGGCTGCGTCGTACACCAGGGCTTGGCCGTCCGTCGGTGCGGGGACGTTGACGTTTGACAGGTCGTCGAGGTTGTACACGCCTGCCTCAATCATGACCTGCGGGATCGTGACGTTGGTGCGAAGGATGCGCACCTGGTAGTCCGCGGTCACGACGTACAGGCGGCGCGGCTCCTCGAAGTTCATGAGCTCCGACTGGTACTGGCAGCTTTGTACGTTCACGCCCGCATACGTTCCCTGCACGCGGTCAAGCGTGCCGCGCACCGCGACGCTGATGGCGATGGCGGTTTCGTAGGTGGCGGCGTAGCAGTTGACCTCCACGCTCGCCGTGTCCAGGGTTGACGGCGATAGCTGCGTGTCGCTCGGCTCGTTGGAGCGGACGTTGTAAACGATGTAGGGCGCGACGTCCTGCTGATGCGCCACTTCGGGGTACACGCGGGTGCTGACCAACGCGCTCACGTTGGCGTTGTTGGAGAGCAAGTTGTAGATGGCCTTTCCGACTAACATCACTTCATGAATTTGGCAAATGAACTCCGCAACTCCTTGTACAACTTCGTGCGCATGGCGTCCTGCGTTGCCTTGATGGCGCGCTCGGTAACCTTGTAGTTTGGGTGACTTGCCGACTTGCCGCCGAATGCGTCCGGGAAATCCCCTTGTTCGACGATGTGCGCAAACCACGCGTCGCTGTCCTTGCCAACTTTCCGCTTCATGGGGTAGTTGGCCCGCGGCCCGGCGAGGATGGTAGGCAGTTGGCGGTTGGGCGCCCACGTACCGAACGAGCGGCGCAGCGTGCCGGGGGCGACGCGGATGGGCTTGCTGTTGGCGTAGCGATGGATGACGATTTCTTTGGGGTAATCCTTGGTCATCGTCCGCGCTTTGCGCACAAAGATTTGCGCCACCTTGCGGTAACCGCGCTGCACGTCCTGCTTGTTCAGGATGCCAAATTTGACGGCCTTGAGGATGCGCTTCTGCGCACGCTCCACGCCCTGCATTTCGGTTGTGATTCTCATTCGCGGATGGTGCATGTAAGGCGCAGCCCATCGTTGCGGCCAATCTCTTGCACCGCTTCGATGTTGTACGTCTTGCTGTTATAGCTGACCCGGTCTTTTGGGTTCACGTCCGCCCAGGTTGAGCCGTAGCGGATGACGAAATGCACGGGCTGCTTGCTGTATACCTGCTCACTGGCGATGGACTCGCTGCCGGAACCTTCGCGGTAAATGACATCAGCCCACACCGTTGCCAGTGTGCCCCAACTTTCGACGCGCTGGCCGTAGAGGTCGGTGGTGGTGGTGGCGCGCTGAATGGTGATGCGCGAATCCATGCGGCCAAATTTCATTGCAGCGTTCTGTAAGGTGATACGAGCGCGTCAATGCCAACCTTCAGGCGGGTGGTTATGGTGCCGGTGACCTCCTCCACGCGGTTCTCGTACAGATGCCCCACGAGCAGCCGCACCGCTTGGATAAGCGGCGTGGGAATGCTGGCCTCGGGGTGGCCGACGACCATGTTGATTTGCACTCGCGCGAGCGCGTCGTCGTACAGGTCGGGCGGCGACACAAACCGAATGCGCGCCGGGCTGGTGTTTAGGTCGGTGTAGTAGAACGAAGCGCCGAGCGTCTGCGTGGTGTTGGCCGTTGACAGATAGGTGATGCTGCTGATGCTCTGCACCGGGCCGATGGGGAATGATGCCGACATCCAGCTGTCGAGGTAGCCCACCGCGCTCACGTCGCCAAGGCGGGTGTCTGCGATGGTTTCGACGTAGGAAATGGCGACCTGTCGCAGCGCGGTGATGTACGTGTCCTCGTCGCTGTGGTCAACGCGCAGGAACGCTTTTAGGCTCGCCACCGTGATGATGTCGTCGAGCGATGGTGTGCCGGTAATTTT